GAATAAGGTGATGTTTAAGAAGAAACAACTTATCAACAAAGCAATTGTTAAGTTTGATAGTATGACTCCTGAGAAGAAGAAGAAAGTGGCTCGTCTACTTGGTCTTCCAGTGTCAGATGATTCCAAAGAAGAAACAGTTTACAATCAGGTGGATAACCTATTGAAACAAACTGAATTCAAGAATGGCAGATATCAAGGTTTGAATCCAGTTGAGGTATTCAGCAGATTTGCAGATATGAAAGAAAACTTACTCCATATTAAAGACTTGGTTAAACAAGCTGTTGCTCACTCAGTATATAGAGCTAAACCTAATGGTAAGATTTATGAAGGTGAGTTTGAGATAGCTAAAGACGAAGATGATTTAGTGAAGTTCTTAGCAGATGAAGATAACCAAGACCAATTGTTAATTTTAGAAGGTAAATTGAAAGGTAAAAAAATAGCTGCACTATGATCCCAGTAGATAGTTTATTATATAAGATTGATCAGAAACTAAATAAACTATCCACTAACGAGCATCAAGAAATTCCTGTAGAAGATAAAATTCTAGCATTGAATGAAGCTCAAATCAAATTGATAAAGCAAAAAGTTGATGGGTTTAGCACAGTTTCTGGATTAGGTATGGATGCGTTTAAGAAGCGTTACGAAGACTTACAAAGTCTTGTACAGCCTTACAACCACCAACCACTTACCCTAGCAATAAAGAATGCTGAACTAAATCAATGGTTTGCAAACGTACAGCTACTTGTACCTCAGTATATGTTCTATGTAGATAGTTATATATTAGCTGATAAAGGAAGATGCACAGATAGAAAGATATGGATTAATAGAGACTTGGCTAAGCATGGTGACTTACAGTTTTGCTTAAACAACACTCACTATAGACCTTCTTTTGAATATCAAGAGACGTTCAACTTTATATCTTCTGATGAGATTTCTATATTTACAGATGGTACATTTACACCTAAGGATATATATATCTCTTACATGAGATATCCTGAATATATAAATAAGACAGGATATATTATGCTTGATGGATTACCATCATTCAATCAGGATTGCGAACTTGAACTATACCTAGAAGATGAACTATTAGATCTGACAGTACAAAACTTGGCTATGTATACAGAAAACCAAAGTGCTGTTCAAAGCTCAATCTATAGAATACAAACAAACGAATAATTTTTAATAACCTAAAACATAATCAAAATGGCTGATTTTTCATTAACCACGCTCTTTGTCGTTCCAGTAGGAAATACTCTACCTAGCTCTGGATCCACACAAGATTTAACAGCTGGTCAAGTAGGAATTTTTACTAGTGATTACACAGTAGCTACTGCTGGTAACATTGCTTCTTATCCTTACTTTTACATCGCACAAGGTAGAGTAAATACATACTTACAAGGATCTAAGCGTTCAGACAAAATATCTGGATGTCCAACTGGCTCTTCTTGTAAAACAAACGTAACTGAGTGGTACAAATCTTTAGGATGTGCTACTCCTGTAAATCAAGTAACTGATGTAGTTGACTTCACAGTAAAATGTGGTGAAATTGTTACATTAACATTACGTGGCTTCTCTAGCTATTTAAACACATTGTACTTCAATGGTTTCACTCGTAGTGTAACTGTTAATGCACCTTGTTGTGATTGTGGTGGAGATCCTTGTACAGATACTGATGTTCCTGCTTTAATTGATTCATTAATCTTAAAGTTAGAAGCTCATGCACCTGGTGACAACCCAGACAACATTTACTTATCTCAGTTTTATCAATTCCAAAGACTTGGTAACGATCAATCTGCTTTCTTACGTATCACTGGTAAACCATTAACTGCTTATGGACAACCTTGTGACATTGCTGCATTCCCTTTTGAATATGATCGTTTCTATTTCAGAACTTTCATTTTCTCTGGTCCTGCAACTACTGCTGACTTTATTGTTGATGATCCTTGCAACAAAGTAGCTCAACCTGTAATTATTCAACGTTCTAACTATGCTGTTGGTACTTCTGCTGAGGTTCAACAATTAGAGAAGAACTTCTATAGTTATCAAGCTGGTTACTTAAAGCATCTTTACAGAATGAATGGTTACAACGAGAACTTTGAGTCTTGGGTAACTGATGGTACAATCTATGATTTGTATTACATCAAATTCAATGAGTATGATAGATCTGCTTACCAATGGGGTGATTACATTATGGAAGATAGCATGGCAATTATTGCTGTTCCTGAAAGTGAAACATCTGCAATTGAAGCTATCTTAGTAGCTGGTTTAGGAGCTGTAGCTGGAGATACTGCTTGTATCACAACTACTAGCACTACAACTACTGTATGGCCTAGTACTTCAACAACAACTACTTTGATTCCTTAAGAATAAAAGTAGCATCATATTAACCTATGCCAGAGGGTGAGAGGATATCTCAAGTCCTCTGGCATTTTTATTAGAAAAAACCATGACATTAGATTTTTTAGTAATCAACACATACAACACACAAACGCTGGGTGTGGCTGATATATCTGTTTATGATACAAGTCCACCTATTGTTAGTGCTGCTACTATGGAAATTACTATTCCTGGTTTTCCTACATCTGTTTCTATTCCATTCAATGTGAATAGCTTTAATGTTTACAACTCAATTATTTTAGGACTAACTCCATTTCCAGCAACATCGCCTTTGCCTGATGGAATATATTTCATGAAATATTCAGTTGCCCCAGCTACTACAAACTTTGTAGAGAAGAACATTATGCGTACTGAACTTATTCAAGAAAAGTTTGATGGTGCGTTTATGAAGCTTGACATGATGGAATGTGATTCAGCTATAAGAACCCAGTCGAAAGTAGTATTAAATAGTATTTGGTATATGATTCAAGGCTCTATAGCAGCAGCTAATAACTGTGCTATTGATACAGCCAACAAACTATATATCCAAGCAAATAGACAATTGGATTATTTTATTGCAAACCAATGTGGTTGTACAGGAAACAACTATATAATTAATTTCCCTTAATATGGCAAACTGTAGAGGATGTGGTATGAAGGTGGGCTGTGGCTGTCAATTAATTAATGGCCTATGTTCAGCATGCAACAACAAACTTAAAACTGCTACAAAAAGAATAAAAGATGTTATCACCAAGATTAACAGATTGTGTAGTTGATGCTAGCATTCCTGCTACACTATTACAAATTGATGAAAGATTAACTTACTGGGCAAATCGCCAGTATAATAATATTATCTTCTCTATGAATAATTGTATTCCTGGAGAGATAATTGATGATTTATTACATTACAAACAAATATTAACATATAGACTTTGTACTCCTAACTATGCTATGGTGTGTGGTCTTCCCACTACCTCTCAAGTGGTGAGCAGAGTTAAAGTGTTAATTCATAAATAAATTAAACCATGTCTTGCGAAAGTTGTTATAATGGATGTGTTCAGACAGTATCTGATGAATGTGTTAGATATACAGGTATAAACTATGAGGCATTGGGTGTTGAAACAGGAGACAATTTAGTTTCTGTTGAACAAGCTATAATGAATGCTCTAGTTCCTTTATTAACTGGTACAGGAGATGCTATTGGATTAAGTATATCTTGTCCTATAGTTGATTTATATTTACCTGCTCATACACCAAACACTCAAGAGTTATTCACAGCTACAGTATCAGCTATATGTAGCTTACAAGCACAAGTATTTACTATTAATGATATATTAACTATACTAAATGCTGATTATGCAATTGATTGTCTTACAGGAGTAACTAGTTCTTCTGACACTCATGCTATTGTCCAAGCTATTATAAATAAGCTTTGTTTAACAGTATCTGACCTTGCTGCTCTTACACTTGATGTAGATACAAACTATGTTAAGCTAGCAGACTTAGATGCTTTGATTGCAGCTTATTTAGCTAGTCATAGTAGTGGTGGTTCAAACCAACAATATTTAAAAATGGTTCCATATGTAGCATATGAATATTATGGATCATTAACTAACTTTGATGGAACAGGTGCAGGTTTAAATTCTGCTGGGTTCTACAAGGTATATCTATGTAATGGCTTAAATGGAACTCCTGATAGAAGAGGACGTGTTGCTGTTGGAGCTATTCAAAATGTTCCTCCAATAGGAGTTGGATTGGATGCTGCAGTTAATCCTGCAAATCCTGGTAATCCAAACTATGCAATATTTAATACAGGTGGAGCAAATACAGTGACACTTATTACATCACAAATACCTTCTCACTCACATTCTGCAACTGCTACATCTATTGGTACTATTTCTCCAAATCCTCATAGCCATAGTTATGCAGGAGTTCAAGTTCCTTCAGGACAAGGAGATGGAAGTAGAACTTCTGTGCCTTTAACCAGAGATACAAGTAGTGTTAGTCTTACTGTTGACATAAGTACAAGTGTTACAAATACTAATACAGGTGGTGGAGCAGCTCATTCAAACATTCAACCTGTCATAGCTGCATATTATATTATGTACATTCCTTAATCTTATTAAACTAATTATAAAATGGCTTGCAATCCTGGAGATCCTTGTTACAATGCTTACTATCATCCTAATCAAAACTGTAGTTCACTTCCTTGTGCAACCACAGCAGGTAATGTTATATATAATGGACCCAACCTTCCTTGTTCAGGAATTCACACTGGAGATAACTTAGATTGTGCTCTATCAAAAATAGATGATGCTCTTTGTAATGGTGTTGTTGGTCTTAATGGTACGTCTGGTACATCTGGTGTTCATGGTTCCTCTGGTACCTCTGGATCTTCTGGTGCTTCAGGAGCTGTTGGTACTAATGGTACATCTGGTTCTTCTGGTAGTTCAGGTGCTGGTGGTGCTGCTGGTTCATCTGGTACAAGTGGTATCACTGGATCTAGTGGAACATCTGGAAGTTCTGGTAGAGAAGGTTCTAATGGTACTTCAGGTTCTGGTGGTTTAAGTGGAACTGCTGGTACGTCTGCTTCTTCTGGTCTTTCTGGAAGTTCAGGAAGTTCAGGTACAGATGGAAGTTCTGGTACCACAGGTACATCAGGTCGTGATGCTACTGCTGGTACTTCAGGTCAAGATGCAACATCTGGTACTTCTGGTTCTACTGGTACTACTGGTACATCTGGAACATCTGCGTCTAGTGGTACAAATGGTACTTCAGCTTCTTCAGGTACAGCTGGTTTAGATGGAGATAGATATTTAACATCTTCTGTTACATCTTTAACAATAGGAGCTGGTACTCAAACTTTAACTGTTGCTACAGGACTTGCTTATAGTGTTGCACAGACAGTCATCATAGTATATGATGTAAGTAATACAATGCAAGGATCTGTTACCTCTTACAATAGTGGTACAGGTGTTATGGTGGTTAACGTTACCACTGCAGTGGGCTCAGGAACATATGCAGTTTGGACTGTAAACTTATATGGTGCTGCTGGTGGTAATGGTACAAGTGGAACTTCAGGTTCAACTGGTACTTCTGCAACAGCAGGAACAAGTGGATCTAGTGCTACATCAGGAACATCTGCAAGCTCTGGTTCATCAGGAACCTCTGCAAGTTCAGGAAGCTCAGGTTCTTCAGCAACAGCAGGTACATCAGCTAGTTCTGGTACATCTGCTTCTAGTGGAACAAGTACAGGAACAGCTGGTACATCTGGAGCTACTGGCTCTAGTGGTGCAACAGGATCTTCTGGTACTTCTGGTGGTACAGGTTCTCCAGGTTCAAGTGGTACATCAGGCTCTTCAGGTTCTTCAGGATCTTCAGGCTCTTCAGGTTCTAGTGGTAATAATGGTGGTCCTGGTTCTTCTGGTACATCTGGTTCGTCTGGTTCTTCAGGTTCTAGTGGATCTGGATTTACAACTATCTCTCCAGCAACTGCAGGAGCAATAGTTATATGTAGTAATGCAAATTCTGGATATACAAACTCAAGTGTATATGTAGGTGGTAGTTCAATATATGCAGATGCTTTCTACCAAAACTCTGACTCAAGACTTAAAGATATAATTACAGCTATTCCATCAAACAATATAGAAACTGTAGCATTCACTTGGAAAGATGAGGAAAAAGATAATAAAACTCATTGGGGATATATTGCACAAGAAGTACAGAGTGTATTACCTGATGCTGTAGAAGAAAAAGAAGATGGCTTCTTAGTAGTGGATTATACACAAGTACATAGCTGGAAGATTGCACAATTAGAAAAACGTATTGCTGAGTTAGAAGCTAAATTAAAATAATATGTCATATAGTAGTTTATTGTCAAATCAAACTATTAGCTTTACTAATTTGCAAAGTGGTGTATCTGAAGGATACTTCACTGCTAAAACTACTATACCTATTAATTTAAAGCAAATAACAAAAACTGAAGCTAATACCTATGTTAATATAAATACATCACTTCCTTCATATGCTGCTAAAGCTCCAAACGAATTAGTAACTAAAAATGATTTATCAGGTATCACTAGTGCATCTCCATATACAATGTATGGTGTAGCAGGTACTGCTGGTTATAAATCACTAGATGGAGGAGATACTTTTACAGCTCTTTCAGGATTACCATCATTAAGTTGGACTGGTATAGCTGGAGATATTACAGGACTAAATATTGCTGTAGTAGATTATATCCAAAATAATCAAGTATATATATCAAATGATGGTGGTGTATCTTTTACAGCTAGAACACTAAGTGGTGCACTTATAGGATTTTATGCTACTGGTGTAGCAATGTCTGATAATGGACAATATATATCTGTTTCTGGTGTTAATACAATTGGTTCAGTTAGTGCTGTTTCTCTTATTTCTATTTCATCAAATTATGGAGCTTCATTTTCTGGAACTTTTATTGATAGTGTATCAGAGAACTATTATATTTACCCAACAGGAAAAATATCTGTATCAGGCAATGGTCAATATATAACTGCTGTTTTTGCTCATGAGACTGACCCTGGATTTCCTAACGTTCCTAGACCTTTTTCTTATAGAGTTTATTCAAGTAACTATGGAGCATCTTTTACAAAAAGTGGAAGCAGTGAACATGATGCATATTTTGATATTGCTTTAAGCTATACTGGGCAATACCAATTTTTAACTTCAGATTGGTTCAGACCTGGAGTGTTTGGTGAAAGAGGAATAAAAGCATATGTTTCAAATAATTATGGTATAAATTTTACTCAAAAGGTTTCAAGTACAACTGCTTTTTTCTTTGGTGGAAGCTACAATCAGGGTTTTGTTTGTGCTACAATATCAGATGATGGAAAAACTATGGTGGGGACAACTGATGGAAACTCATATGTACCCTATAGTGGTAGTGCATTACCACCTGTATTAGTTGCTTCTACTGATTTTGGAAATACTTTCCCTATAACTCAAACATTTACTTATACTGTTGGTATAGCTGGTGGTAACATTGTTACTGCTGGTATAACAAATAATTATATAGCAATGATGTTATCTAATATAGGTCAATTTAACTATAGTGTTGATGGAGGTACAAGCTTTACACCAAAAGCCACCACTGGTTATCCTTGGGAACAAATATATAGAAAAGCTTTTATATATGTCACTACAACAACAACAACTACAGTAGCACCTACATATAACTATTATGATGTAACTAGATTTAATTGTCCAACTTGTAGTGGTGCAACAGGTGGATATATTGCTAGAAATAATACAACAGGTGGAATATTAACAAATGGATATTATTATAATAATGGTGATGGTTATGTTTATTTGGTTAATAGTAGTGTAGGTGGACCAAGTTATACAATAGATTTAGATTTTTCAGCATCTGATATTGATTGTTCAACAGCATGTTCAATATAAAACAATTATAGTTAAATGCAAATAACTAATGCTTTAGTAACATATACAGATCTAACAACAATGTTAGTTCCAGTAACAGGATTGACTGCTCCTACTGGAACTCAAATTGCTACTAGATCATTTATTGATACATACTATCGTGTAGACACTACATCAATTCCTTATTCTACATATAGTGTAAATAGATTGCCACCATATCAAACTATACATCCTCAAACTCTTCCTTACTTAGCTTGTTTTAATACTACACTTATTAATAGTTCTGAATTAAATTGTCTAGGTGGACAGAACACTTTTCAAGTTTGGCAAATATCATTAGTGGATCAGTATGGAAATGCATATATTGCAGATCAAGATTATTACTTTGATATTGGATATGATTTTACATGGCAAAGTGATATACCTCCATATAATGATTCAGGAAGTACTTTTACTGTACTAAATATATTACAAGGAAACTGGCAAGGATTTGCTTCGTTTGCTACATATTATGTAGAAACATGTCCTTATTCATCAGTATGTGATGGTAGTTGTTTTAGCACCAATTCTAATATGACTGAACTAACTAATACAACTGGTGTACCTGGAAACTGTTCATTACCACCAACTCCACCAGTAACTACAACTACAACTACTAGTGCATATATTCCTGTAACAGGATTAACTTGGGCCACTACATCTAATACAACTGGTGTACCTTCTTGTCAACCTTCAGGATGGACTATATCAAATCAAAATTTAAGAATTAGATATGATATAGCAAATGATCAATTATGTGGAGGAACTTGTGCTATAACACAAACAGGAGTAGCAACTGCAACAATTACAGTGGGTGGACTAAATACATATTTAGGTTTAAATTTTGTTGGTATAGGAGAACGAGAAGCCTCAGATTTTGAAAAGATAAAGTTTACATTAAATGGTGGAACATATTCAAATGTAGAGTTAGCAAATGCACATGCTGCTGGTGGTGGAAAACAATGTAAAGTGGGACCTGTTGTAAAAACTTATTTAGTACCTCCTCCATATTTATTAATAGCTAACACTGTTTATACATTTACAATAAATTTTACAACCAATGACCCATACTATCACACAGGTGCATACTATGAAGTAAATTTACAATTCACATAAACCAATATGACAGTAATAATAACACTTACCCTAGCAGGATCTGATACAGGTCCATTCAACTTATACTCAAATGCAGATGGTTACACAACAGCATTTGAAACTGGTATTTCTAGAGCAGCTCTTATTGCTGGATATACTTCAATCTTAGCTCCAGAAGGAACTACAGAAGTTCTTGTAAGATCTACAGGAGTTTGTCAAAGAGACCTTTACTTAGTTGTATCTGGAGCTCCAACTACCACAACTACTTCTACAAGTAGTACAAGTACAACTTCTACATCTACAACCCTTAATCCAGAGGAATTGTATTTAGCTGAGATAGGACAGTATGCTGGAAACGATGGATGTCCTTTAGGTTCAGTTTTAAGAGTATACTTAGATAGTTCTGACTATGCCTTGTTTGTAGCTAATGGTTACTCATTTGCAGGCCTAGGAGGGGGTGCTCCTACAACTTGTACAGCAATTGCTAGAAACGCTGTAGGTGATCCTTTTACAGCATATCTATTTGATCAAGAGGGTATCTGCTGGAAAATTACAGGAGGTCACTTTCAATATAATTCGTTCCAATGTTAATACAATTTTAAAAATCCTGTTTGTTGGTTTACAGGAAGTTCTCCTGGGGTTTCCACCCTGGGAGTTTTTGTTTTAACTATAACTAAAAAAGTTATTCCATATAACCAAAATAGTTAAGTTATTTTTGGGAATTTCAGAAATAGTTCCTATCTTTACATTAATTTTTAACCAAAATAAACTACATATGCCTGAGAATCAAGCATTACTGAACCAGCTAGAAGAAATCCTACATTGGAAAAAGAGTAAAAAGTTCTACGCTGACAAGCTTGGAATTACAGAATTAGAGGTTGATGAGTTGTTGGTAGAGTTAAGAAACAGAGAAATTATTGAAGAAGTGGCAGAGGTGGGTAACTATGTTTCTGAGCTAGAGGAAACAATAGTGAGATTTGAAGAAGACATTGTTAAAGGAACAGGAGAGATTGTCTTCAATAGCAAAGATGAAATTAAGAGTTTAGACGAGCTCATAGTAAAGTGTAAGATTGACACAGACAAATGGGAAATCACAAAGTATGTACAGAACTACTGGGGAAATGGTGGGAATCCACATTGGCAAGTCAAAGCCTGGTTAGGGAAGAAGTCTACAGAACAAGTTTTTCAAGATGCGTTTGTAGACTTTTTAGCTTCATATAAGCCTGTGTCTCAAGAAGTTATGAGTCCTAAGGTTGACTTTGATAAACCAAAAGGTATGTTAGTCATCAACAAACAAGACTCTCACTTAAACAAATATGATATAGATGGTAACAATGATGTTACTAACAGATTAGCTCATATCATGTACAAAGTGGAGTTGATAGCTAATCAAGCTCAGCTCTCAAATAACTTAGAACAAATTACATACATCATTGGTTCTGATGAGTTCAATAGTGAATACAGTGGTATGACTACAAAAGGAACTCCTCAAACAAACACGCACACATACCAAACATCATTCGAGTACATATGTGGACATGAGATTTT